AACGTAGAAATCTCAAGTATTGTGTTTTCATCTACGATTGACAGTTTGTCGTTTTCAAGGATATCTTTAATGGATGAACAACCCAACCGTTTAACTTTACGGTTCATTTCTATGCCGAGAGCGTTTGCTTTAGTTGCAGAAGAAACATGAAGATTCTCATACTCTAGGTCATAATATAGTCCATTACACACCACACTACCTTGATCATTCGCTTCCACAACTACCCAAGAGTTATTGTAGAGAGTTGCGTACTTATATATAATGTTAGGAAAGAGAATTGGAGAGATAGTATTATTGCGATAAGTAGCTACTTGCCGGAAAGGACGCTCCGTAATATCGATGACCTGAAAGGTAGAATAATCCTGCCCTCTTCCTTTTGACACGTCTACTGTCATAATATATTCGTGATCCTTAGATGGTTCACTGTAGACAAGACAATCTCCTCCTTCTAGTACAGAAGTAGGCGCAGATGAACGCAGTCCCATTAGGGTTTCTGCATTTATTAAGGTATCGCCTGTTCCGAAAAAGGTGTTGCCAAATTCTTGGTCAAACTGAAGTTGTGATGTGTTCGCAATGGTTTGGTTTTTCCATTCTTCATCACGGCCTGGCACATCCCACCAGTCTACTCTAAACGGTTTGTATTCGTTTACTCCTTGTATTGCTCCTGTCCAGATTTTTTCAAACTGGTTTCCAATTCCGTTTGCGGTAGATGTGATGATGACCTTGGTGTCTTTTCCTGAAGAGATGACGGGGTAGGTTGATGTGTAGAACTCAGAAGCCCTTTCAACGAACGCAAACTCATCCAGAAATAGTAGATTAACAGACATACCACGAATAGAACTACCAGAAGTGGCAGCAGCGATAATACGACTATTATTACTAAACTCAATAGAACCTTTATTGAGTGCTCTGCAGCCAGGCTGCAAAAAGAACGGCAGGTTTTCCAGTGCCAACGTGACACGAGCAAGCATCTCTCTCGCAGTCGCTCCTTTATTCGCAAGGATTGCAATCGTCTTTTCAGGATGGAATATTGCGTACCACAATAGATAAACCACGGACGAAATGGATTTACCACTTTGACGACAAGCAAGAACAATAGAAAATCTGTTGTCTTCAAAATGAGAGAACATCTCTTCTTGATATGGATATAGATTGAAGTTAACCAGTCCTTTATCAAGATGTATTACCTTTACATAGGTACGACAGAAGTATGCGGGATCTTGCATACATCGTTTGTACTCATTGATCTTGTGAGCGTCCCATTCCTCATCAACGCCATCCCTTTTAATATTGACGTTGCCAAGATAGGACTCCTTAGTCTGAGTCAGGCTCAACGTTGATCACCTTTTCTTCATTCTGTAAAAATCGCTGGAGTTCAGTAGTCGAACCAATAAAAATGTTATTATTGGTTGTACCAGCAGGGAGTTCTTTGGGGTTATCCATGATCTCAATTTTCTTCTTGTCGGTGTTCAACTTCATAAGTCGATCCGACACTTCAGCAGTGTTCTTGATCATGGTTGCAAGGACTTCGAATGCACGAGGGTGTTCAGATTGTCGTGCGAGTTCTAACATCTCTTCGATGCCTTCTTGACCTTTATTGATTAGGTCATAATATACTTCACGAGAAAACTCGTAATCATCTTCAACTTTTCGATTTGACATTAGAACGCACTATCCAAATAAGCTAGATTGAATCCATAGTCACTGTCTACACTCACGCCTGAGGGAGTTGGAGTTGTTTGTAGACGAATTTGGAATCTTTCTAAATCACTATCCCCCTCTAAAATATATAGGTTATTGTTAACTTCACGGATAAGTGGTGACTCTGACACTGGGCCATAGAAACTAATTTTCATATTAAAAGAAAGCGTATAGACTATGGTTCTTCGATCACCCACCGAACCTTCAAAGTCATCACTCATTGTCACGCTTTGCAAAGAAATAGGAACATCTTCTTTTATATCTGGGAATGTGTCCGAGAATGGTTTTACAGATACCGTATATTGCGGATTGAAGTAAGGCAATATCTGTTCTACAATCTGTAGCGCATCATCCTGAGATTTTGCATAGACGTTTACATCAAATGCAATATCATAAGGGACAGCAGTATAAAATTTATTTCTCTTAGCACTAGTTGTTCCCTGTGAAGAGAAAATATTTGTCTTAGGAAGTTGACGAACCGCATCGTAGGTCATCGATGTTATTTCAAAAGACATACGAGGCAACTTCATAGCTACCCTACGTTCTGCATCCTCACCGTAGTTCATCTGCTGAAGTCTTTCTAAGAAGGTTCTCTTAGGTGCATAAGACAGAGGAACTTTAACCTGAGATATAGTTGCGCCTGAACTATTCTGTCGAAGAACATATAGGTTGTTGAACATCGATCCGAATACAGATACCGCTGTTCTCACTCTCTTGTGGTAGAACCATGTACCAAACATTATTGCATATCTCCAAACGGATTACTCTCTGAGAAGTCTAAGAAATCTGCCTCAAAGTTGTCAAAATAAGTTGACTGTGAAATATTCGATTCCACTTCTTGTATTCTTTGTAGTTCTTGTACCAGAGTAGGTGTAGCAACCGCACCAGAACTTCCTCCAACAACTTGTTTTGTTGTTGTGAACACATGATATTTACCATCGGTCGCACCCGCATGAGCCAACCACATAATGTTGTCTGAATCAGACCAACGAGTAATTTCTCCCGTCATATTGTAATCATCGAAAGATTGTGTTATAATCTCTCCAACTTCATATCCACTAGAAGAAGAGTCCATAGTAAGAGCGTACTGGAACGCAGCTTCTTTCTCAACAATGTCGATGTTTGCAACGCCCGTATCAAAGTCTTCATCATTGTATTCAAACAACTCACACTGAAGTCTAAACGTAGGAAGATTGCTTAGTTGATAGAACGGAGTTTCAGTCTCTACCTTAAAGATTTCAAAAATAGATTCAGATAATGGAAGGTAAATGATATCACCTTCCCTTGGTCGAAACTTATTACCATCAAGGTAATCGCCAATTAATTTCTTCCAACGTCTACGTGCAACAACAAATGTCGCTTGATCACGCAACTCCACGCCGAACTTGGAGAAAAGGTCTCCCTCTCCTTCAAATCCTTCGATGTTCTCTGCATACATTTCGATTTTGTATGCGTCAGAGAAACGTGAAGGCACGTCATCAAGAAACACTTTGTCCTTGTTGACTATTTCACGAGGAATATAGTATACGTCTTGACCATAGAACTTCAAAGATTCTATTACAAGATCTTCATACAAGTCCTGTTCATTACGTACAGACTGCGAAACCCACGGATTAGTAGCCATTTATTACCCCACGAAGAACATTGGGCCAATGTCTTCTTCTTCCCTAAACTTAGTCATAATCTGTTCAATGTCTGTACTCGCATCTTCTAGAATCTGTCTGCCCGAGATAGTAACCCCGCCAGGTAGTTGCATTCCTTCGAACTTAGACATATTCTGTCCCCATTGCCTTTTAATCAAAGCTGTGGTATACTCTTTCAAAAACTTATGGTTCCACAAAGAATTCAAGTCGCTTAATGTTCCTGTATCTGGATCACGATCACCATACACTTCAAACACCACATAATTACCAACAGTAAAATCTTCTTTGGCATGATAGAAGTAAACACGTGAACCTTGTCGATCAAAAGTAATCTGAGGAACACCGCTTAGTTTCATATCAAGTAAAGAAAGATGTTGTTGCATCTGTTCGTAATATGCAATATCACCAGCGTAGTTATTTAGGTCAGTGATATCATTTAACATCATCTGATACTTGATGTCAAAGAAGTTAGTAGAAGCGGTCACGTTGTCTACGGGAAACATTCGAACAACAGTCAACACATCGGTAGACAGATCGATATAACCATTATCGACATCGTCTTGCGTCATTGCATGTTGAATATAGAAACGCCTTTTTCCATCTGGATGATACTCACGAAACCACTGAAGAGCTTCGTCTACACGATCTTCCATCTGTTCATCTGCTACGTTTATTTCAAGTACAGGATGTCCCAATGCACGTAAACAGTAGTCAATAAGTTCGTCTCTAGTATTTGGAGTTGCCATTTTATATACCTTAGTCCTTAGTTGAGTAGTGTACCCGAAGAATTGTACACGTTGATTCTATAATAAGTTCCTTGTTCACCATCAAGGGTATCTGCATTCAGACCAGAAGCATTAGAGTCAACTGTTTTGATTGCGGTTATAAGTTGAGCTGCGGTAGAGTAAGTTTCACTGAACGAGAACTGACCTGTAGAACTATCATATGATAAGTCACCTGATACCGAAAACATACCTTTCACATTAGCAGAGTCAATGTCGAATGTTCGACTTGCTGTAATGGAACCACCACCTAACAGACCTTTACCGGCAATCATTGATACTGTGGAATGGTCAATGTGTTCGTTTGCTTCAAAGCCACTCAGATTATCATGGACAATTTGAGTATCGTTTGTCGAAATTACTCCTGTCGCAGCACTATATGAGATACCAGTACCGTTCGACAGATTAGATCTAGATATCGTAATAATGTCCGATGAATCTACATGTAGATTGCCTACGAACAGATCATTTAGTCTTACTGTTCCTGCGTTAAAATTACCACTTCCGTCTCGCAGAACGATTGTTGAAGCAGTGTTTGCTGAAGTTGCACTAGTCGCAGAGTTTTGTACCTTACCCGCAGTAGAAATCGTTGCGAGTTTGGTGTCTACAATACCAGCAGCTCCAGCAATGTTATCATTGTCAATGACACCATTAGCAACAACTGTCGAGAGTGTTACGGCTTCACCACCATCAAAAGACTGAGCTGCAGCAGTTACTTCGCCCGATAAACTAAAATTACGTGCAGTCTCAAGAAGAGTTGCGGTATCAGCATTACCCGTAACATCACCTGTCAAGTTACCTTCGAACGATGATGCTTGCATAATACCAAGTTCAAACGATGGATCAGAAGTGTTGATGTTTCCTTCAACTTCAGGATCATACTTGTTGAATACCTTGAACTTTTGATCAGACGCATCACGGAAGAAACCAGCATGAGAGTAAGGAGCGTCAGGCGTATTGTAGTTACCAACAATACCTAAATCTTGGTTTACAGGTGATGCAAGACCATACCAGTAATCACCACTGTCATGACCACCCGCAGTTTCAAAAGTGACTTTGATATTGTAACGTAAACTTACAAGAGTCCTATCAACACTAAGGTCATGAGTTGACGATCCACCATCACTATCGAAATTAAGATAAGTAAATCCACCTTGGTTAATTGCATCAGCAGAATCACCTAGACCCCACTTGATAATGTCTCCACCACCAACCGAGTCTGCATCAAAGATTTGTACAAAGTAATATTTGTCACTGTCTCCTTCGTAGTAGTCTTTGAATGTTGCATCATTTACGCCCGTACCACCACTTACATAAGATGTTGTGATAGTATCACCAGCACCAATGTAAATAAAGTTATCAGAAACGTTTAAGTTTGCAACAGTTGTTTTGGTTTCTGTACCAAGAATGTTAAGGTTGCCTTCGACAGTTAAGTCTCCACCAACCCTTTGCGTCCCTTGAACACGTATTGTTTCAAACAGTTCTGCACGAGGCTGAACCTGAATACAACCTCCAACGTTTCCGCCGGTAGCAGAGTCAGCAATAAGAACCGTACCCATTTCATAGGCATAGTCTGGATATGTTGGACTATAGTCAACAAGTTCACCTGCGGAATCTGGGGATATGTGAACCCTACTTCCGACTGTAAACCCTGCTGTATCCAATCCACCATATAAACCACGAATCGTAACAAAACCAAAAGTACCATTTGGAATTGCATGTGATGTTAGACCTAGTGTGTTGTACAGGGTATCAAAAGTATCCGCTTTTGCAAGTGCGATAGATGGGAAATCGTTTGCAGCGCCAGTTACGTATACTGCTTTACCCTTTGCGATATCTGCACCAGAGTTGTTATAGACTCTAACAATATCGTCTTGACCAATCTTGACATTGATGTTCTTGTTCGTGTACGTCAGAGCATCCGGGCCTGAGAAGTAGAATAAGTCACCTTCTCTTAAAGGCCAGTTCGGAAGATTGTTCGGAATATCAACATCTGTATAAAGATCTGGTTGGAGATTGATCAGATTGAGATCAGCGCTATCTGCTTTAATCTGTTTATCAGCAACAATATTCGTTGTTGCACGAACATTATCAAAAGTTTCTGTAGCAATACGAATTAGAGCACGACCAGCAGAAGAGTCTGAAGTCAATACCCAACCGACTTGATATGGATAGTTCGAACCAGAAGGCGGAGTTGTTACAAACTTACCGTCCGAATCAGCAGATAGGAATAATGATGCACCAGCTACCAATCCACCAGTGTTAAGTCCTTCCACGATACCAAGTTGAGTAACATATCCGTGATTACCATTCGGAATGTCTTGTGATGCCATACCAACAGCTTTGTATTTGGTGACATCATTTGCAATCGCTCTAGCAACTGAAGGATGAGAACCATGAGCAACACCAGCGATATAAACTATATCACCTTGATTAATTGTCGCTCCAGATATGTTGTGGACATACAATACATGTTCTTGTCCTAGATTGATCCTTGAGTCTTGAACAAGTTCTGTGGTGGTTGGAGTAAAGGTCAGTCCCTTTTGAGGATCAGAATCATAGTACAACAAACCTGCAACAGAATTAGGAGCGGTAGGTTGTTTCTTTAAATGCAGACAACCAATGTTTGCAGAATCCGCAACTCCCAGAGATTGAAACTGAGCTGAATCCGTAGTACCTACTGGTTGTCCAATCGATATCTGACCCGAACTAATGGTAACACCAGTACCACCAGAAAAATGTGCACGAGTTTCGGATGCAGAAGGGCCAGTGTAGGTTATGATCCCTGTTGCTGGATTATATGATAACGAACCATCTCCACCCGCATCCGTAACAGATATAGCATTTTTTGCGTCCGAATCTGCTCTTCCAGATGTATAGTATAAATTGGCAACACCTTCATTTAGATCATCTGTAGTATCCGAATCGCTAAATGTTTGAAGATTGAGTTTTACGGAGTAAGAACCGCCGTCTCCAGTGGAAAGAGTCAGAAGGTTTGTATCAGAGTCATATGCAAGGCCAGATACTCCAGCAATACTAACGGTAGTTGCAGAGTCTATCTGTCCTTGTGCATTGATAGATAAAACTGGAATTTCGGTTGATGAACCATAGGTAGCAGAAACTACACCAGTGTTAGTGATACTAATTTCGCCAGCGGTTTCAGTAATTCCAGTGCCAGCTGAAATTTCTCTAAGAGTTACAATGGCACTAGAAGATGCACTGTCTGTTGTTTTGAAAAAGAGACGACCATCATTTGTATTGATCGCAATTTCACCAAGCTGTAGATTTCCTGTAGTCGGAGATTTGCCCTTTACAGAACTTCTTTTAAGCCGGATATTAGTTGTAGACATCTGTCAACCTCGTTCCAATATTGGAATTCCCCCTTTATATAAAGGGGGTTTATTATTTTTAATATACTCCGCCGTCTAACTGTGATACAGTAGTGAATCCACTAGTCACTGTAAACTGATCAGAATCAAAAGATGCAACACCTTTGTTTGTATAAGTTGCAAGTTCTGCCGCAAATATAATAGAGTTGTCAGAATCTTGTGCAGCTCCATATGTAATATCAAGACCTTCACCAGCAGCGAAGAATGTGTTTCCTAGATGGTCTTCTAGTCTTTCTCTAAGAGTTACGCCACCAAGTAAAATTCCTGTTAGGTCAGAAGCACCAGTGACATCAATGTCTTTATTGAAAGTCCACTTATCACCAGAAACCGCATAGGTAAAGGTTGCGTTTGCACCATCAATTACAATACCCGCACCATTTGCAGCGGTTGCATCAGCAGCACTGTCAGCAAGAGTCAACGTTAGATCATTAATACTAACTTCAGTAGAGTTTACGGTTGTGGTTGTACCTTCGACTTGTAGGTCACCATAGATGACTACCTTACCACCTGCAGAGTCGCCTCCTTTAGGATCTAATATAAGGTTTGGTGTTGAAGTGTTTGTACTGATTGTGTTTCCATCGATTCGAATGTTATCAATGGTTGCACCTGTCAAACCAGTGACATCTGTAAGAGTCGCACCAAGTGCTACTGCATTATCACCAATAGTGATGTCATCGTTTGCAAGATCTGAGTTTTCAACAGAACCCGTTTTAAGAGATACCGCACCGCCGGTTACCGTGAAGTCACTGGTATCAAAAGAAGCGACACCTTTGTTGCTTGTTGTTGCGTCTTCGCCATTAACAGTAATGGTGGTTCCACTGTGATTTACATCAATACCTTCGCCACCAATGATATTAATAGCGTGACCACCCATAGTGATCGCACCATCATCTGTTGTTATAGATCGAAGGAAGTCTGAATCAAGACTGACCGCACCAGAACTTACTTCAAAGTCACCAGAACTAAAAGATGCAACACCCTTTTGAGAATAGGTTGCATCTTTGGCGTCTACAGTGATTGTTGAACCAGTAGCTTCTACTACCGTACCTTGAATACTGTTGCCTTGAAGTGTGAATCTGTGGTTCGCACCAGTCGCTGAACCACTGTCAGTAGTGATATGACTGATTACACTATTAGCAAGACTAACTTCGCCTGAACTTACACTGAAGTCTGAGTCAAGGAACTGTGCAACACCTTTACTGGATGTCGTAGCATCGTCAATGGTGTATGTTACTGTATTCGTTCCTGTGTGATAAGATACCGCAAACCCATTTCCACTAGCAGCAAAGGTTAAATCCGAATCAAGAATACTAATCGGATCACCATTTACAGTCAGAGTTGTCGCAACGTTAACAGTACTTGCAGCAGTTAATCGACCTTGAGCGTCTACTGTAAATGTGGGAATTTGTGTGGTGGAACCATATGAACCAGGCGTTACAGCTGTACTATCCAACTCATAAAGAATTTGATCGTTTGATACTATGGAAGTAAGTCCAGTACCGCCTGCAAAGGTCAATACACTTCCGGCGGTAAAGGTATCATTAGACCCTTCGTCAGCGGAAAGAGTGAAACTAGAGTTCCCTCCAATTTGTGCATCAACATATGCTTTGTTTGCTGCATCGGCGGAATCAGTGGGAGTAGCTAAACCTAAAACACGCACAGATCCCATATCAATGTCATTACCATTAGTGTCAAACGTTACTCCATTCGTTCCGTTAATGGTAAGTATATTGGATGCAGAAATGGTAGATCCATCAAGAGTAATATCGTCAATAAGTAATCGATCAATCTTACTACTAGCGTCTACGATTATGGCACTATTTGCTGTAAGAGTGCCCTTCGTATGATCCAACATTTCGGTGAAGTATACACCACCAATAACTTCGTGATTGGCTGCATCTCCACCAGTTTCTACGCCAGTACCAATGTATAATCGATCACCGCCATTTGATCCATTGTCAGCAAGATAAGAATATGCTAATTCGCCTGCTGCAAGTGTGGTCGGGTTACCAGAAGTTCCCGATCTTTTTATTCTAATTGTTGCTGCCATTAGTATTGGCCTCCGCTAATTTCTTGTTCTTCTAAAGTTAATTTTGCTTCCCACCTTTCACTAGACGAATTGTAAATTAAAAGTGATCCTTCTTCTTTCCCGACAGTACTGACACCCGAAAGATTATCAATATTGCCAGAATTGCCAACTACTCTTCTTATTGGTTTCCCAACAACTACTTTTTTTACTTTTGTTCTTCCCCTAAGAGATACCGTAACTGCCATTTTTACCTCGTAACCGAAGGACTGACTTTAATCTTTCCTTCCAATATTCTTTCAATAATAGGATTACCGTCACTATCATTAAAGGATAGTTCTACGTCATAAACGTATCTGTTTCTTGGGTTTAAAGCATCGGTTTGAGTGTTTGAAAGGGAGAGAGTTACTACTCCGTCTGTTTCGGGATTAGCAATTACAGTAGCAAAACTTACTATAT